TATATAGGAGGAAACAAAATGCTTTATGTGAACAGTAAAGACGAGGTACTTGAGGTTCCCAGTGGAAAGGGCACCGCAACCATCCTGGGCGGTTTTACGCTCAGCTTGCTTGGAGGATACGGATTTGGGAAACTCGTAGGTGTCGCGGTCGACAAGATGTTGACAAAGATGGGCAAGAAACCCGAAGAGACAGTTGAAGAAGAGTAGTTACCAAGAGGAGAGGCTCTTACACGGGCCTCTTTTCTTCGCAATTTTTACAGCTCCTTAGATGACAAAGGAGGATAGTAATATGCTTGGAAATATTTGCAGGATATTCATTTATGGAGGCCTTGGCGGGTTATTCGCAAGCGCTGCAATAAGTTGTATCATGAAGGTAGTACACATAATATTATCAGTATTTTAAACAGATAGGAGGCTCTTACACGGGCCTCTTTTCTTTTTTGATATTTTTAGGAGGAAACCGATGGACGTAAAAGGATTCAGAATTAACGAACCGCTTCCAAGATGTTGCGGCGTATGCCCATGCATATCTTTTATGGATGCAAGAAAATACAGCGGAGATGATAATGGAGAGTCTGCCGCGTTTTGCAATTTGCTCGGCGGAGCCGTTCCCAGAGGGCTTCTCGCTGAGATACTGGACGGCGGAATTGTATTCGGTTGGGATATTTATGAGTCAAGGGCGTATAAATGCCCTTTAATCGGACTGTACGAGTAAGAGGAGGAAAAACAATGGCAAACACTAGTAATTGGAGCAGCTTTGATTGGACGAGGTTTGGTGATAAGGTAACCGAAATGAGCAGAGATCTTCATGAGCAGGGTCTTCCTGCGGATACGGTCGCCAAAATCGTATCAAAGTACGTTGACGCGGCAACCGGTGGCGAAAGCGAAAAAGAAGAGGAAGAAGACGACCTCTTTGATATTCCTGATACCCCGGACTATGAGGGCTCAAATGACGCTGCAGTAGGAGCAGCCGCACTCTTAACGCTTGGGTTTCTTGGGATCACCGCCCTCATTGCGGCATTTAGCAAATCGTAAAACTTACAGCCTCCATAATAGGAGGTGATTTAAATGGTAGAAATGCTATCCACCATAGTAAGCATATGGCTTGTGATAGTGCCGCTGATTGCGGTGCTTTCAGTAATGACCATAAAGCTTTTTAGGTGGGTCGTAAAAACTATTAAAGGATAGAAGATGGGAGGCCAATACAAGGCCTTCCTTTCTTTTTGATATTTGTGAACGGATAAGGGGGTAATCGTGTTTTATTCGGTGAAAGAAATCGCGGAGATGCTTAATGTAAACGAAGAAACAGTTCGCAGATGGCTTCGAGACCCCAACGGGTTATCGGGAACTAAAACATCACGTAAAGAAGGTTACATGGTCACTGAAATTCCTCTGAAAGACTTTCTTAAAAAGAAACCTAAGTATATGAAAAAGTATATTAAACTGAGGGGGAACAACGTGGACGAAAGAACCGAACTTATAAGGGAATGCTTGCACGTTTATGAACTTCTAAACAATGCGGAGACACAGTTTATAGACAGCCTTACCTATAGGCTTTCACAAAGCGATGCAAGCAAAGAAGACTTAGAAAGTCTTCTCAATGATCTTAAAACTAAAGTCCTTTCGATATTCGAATAGGGGGAGGAACATTATGGACGAAAGAAACGAACTTATCAACGAGTGCATGTACGTTATAGACGATATTTCGGTACGGTTTGTGAACCGCATTGCTGACAGGCTGGCAAATAGTGATCTGAGCAAAGAAGAATTAGAAAATCTTCTTAACGCTCTTAAAACTATCGTAGATCTTGATGTGCAGTAGGGAGGAAATCTAATGGAAGCAACGATATTCTTTGACGACGAGCTTGATCAGAAATTGTTAGTTCTTGCAGACGCAATAAACGGCCTTAAAGCCATGCCCTTCGAAACAGTGAAGGAATCATGGGCAGTTCCGATGCTGTCTGATTTAATCAAGGACGCCTCCGTGCTTCTTAATAAGCATAATAAAGAAGAACTCGATAGAAGGAAGTGCCGTCTATTTATTGAGCGGGGAAACGGAAGGCTTGAGCGAGTAACAGGACTGCTTAATGCGAGTGACATCAGTTTTTACGTAACGGACGATAAGATGGAGCTTGATGAGAAAGTTCCATATAAGGTTATAGCATACCTTAACACGAGCGAAATCCGCAAGCTTGATAGTAACCCTGATATAGCAAGAATCGAAGTATAAGGAGGAAACGCATATGAGCATACTAATTAACGGATTAGAGATGCCGCAGAAAGACGAGGCATACACGTTGCGTATATGGGGGGACGGACGTATCGAGATGCTGGAAAGTTTCCCGTATACTCAACATGGAGTTAAAGCCGTAGAGGTACCAGCACCTCATGGCCGTTTGATAGATGCAGATGCGATCGTCAATGCATTAGAAACGAAGCTTGACGAGGCTGTAGTAGAAGAAACAGAAGAAGGAGAAGAAGTAATGGACGATGAGACTTACTGGACTATCGTCCGTGCATTGGACCGTATTTATAGTGCTCCGACAGTAATTGCATCGGATATGGTCAGGGAGGAGATATGAAAGTGCTCGGTTTGATATTTGTAGGGCTCATTATCTGGTTTTTGGGATTTGTATGCTGCATGGCAACGATGCTGCTTAATTATAAAGTAGGAGTGATCCATGCCAAAAGAAATGTTTTTATCCCAAATGAAAACTTAATAAGACTTATGAATCGGAAGACAAAGTTTGGCTTCCTGGAGATAGATTATGAAGAATAATGAAATGCTTAACGCAACGGGGACGATCGCAGATATCGTCTCCGCTTTTTATTTGGAGCTTATTAATAACGGGATCCCCGCTGTTATAGCGCTGGAACTTACGAAAAAGTATGTTGAAGTTATTGGAGGAAAGAAATGATTGATATTCAGGATGCCACTGCGGTTCTTATCGTGTCTGTTAGAGAATACGTGAGGCTCATGGATGAAACAATTAAAGAATGCGAAGAAGAAAGAAAAGCTCTTTAGCAAGTCCCATTTCAGGGCAAGGCGGATCGCAGCAAAAAACAGGGCAAGGACGTTCACTGCGAAGCGCCACGCCTGGGAGATAGAGCATCTGTATCTTTCAAACATCGCTAATTACCTAATAATTTTTATGCCGGTTGTGATCGGCGTTTTTTATTTACTTAAAAGAGGAGGAATAATATGAAGAGGCATTCAAAGGAAGAAATAATTGCGTATGAAACAGCAAAGCTGCATGATGGGGACGTTTACGCAGCGGCCAAGTTTAAGTCTAAAGCGATTGATATTCAGCATAAAGCATACGATAAGGACTTTGCAAATGAAAAGTTTGAAATTGCTTGCGAGATCCTTACAAGCGTTGGGCACTGCTCACAGTCAGAATGTGAGAGCTGTCCGCTTAGCATTGCGCATAATACAGCTCTTACCGAAATAGAAGCTGGAACTAGGCATAGAATCGAAAAAGATAAGCCCTATAAAAGAAATATTAAGACGCCCGGATATTGGGTCAGTATTTACGTTGATAAGAACGGCAAAGTTACAACCGTTATGAGACCGTTTATGAAAAAAGATAAAGTAGATATCCAGTAATCGGATCGCTATTTATGTTGATAAGCACGGCAAGGATGAAAATGCAGAGGAGGGAGAACCAGATGTCACTACTAATTAAGGGCATAGACCTACCAGAAGCATACACGTCGGCATGGTTGACGGTGTTTGAATGTGTAGGGGAGCATACTTTTATAAAAACGCACAAAGTTTCTGCCGAACAGATGCAAGCAATTCCACCGCATGGGCGGCTGATAGATGCTGATGAAATCATCGAAGTGCAGATGTTCGACGAAATGCACGAAGAATGGACGCTGAAGACTATGAGCGTTGCGGAATACCTTGCTTTTGCGGCAGACATGCCGCCCACGATCATCGAAGCAGAGAAAGGAGAATAGCAATGGCCAAGCCGAGAGTAACATCAACTGATATTAACTCTACATATCCAGATCTTCTAACAAAATCCTATCTTTCAAGCTCTGGCGGGCTGACAATAGACACTACTTCCTATAATGAATACCAAGAATTCATTGACTACGTTATGTACGGCAAAAGTGAAGGCGCAAAGGCAAAAGAGCCGAAAGATAGTTTCACAGAAAAGCTATCAGAAGATCTAAGAGATCCACGGCTCGCTATGAAAGATAGAGTTAAAAGGCTCGTAAAAGGCATTAAAGTAAATGGTCCTGCCATCATAGTCTTTTGGAAAGACAATACTAAGACCGTCGTAAAATGCGAAAATGAGGAGTTTGATCTTGAGAAGGGCCTTGCCATGGCGCTTCTAAAAAGGATATTTAGAAACAAAGGAAACTATAACGCATTTTTAGACGTCATGACTCAAATTGCAGAAGGAGGAAAGTAAATGGCGATAATCATTAAAAACCTCAGAAGAGATAGCTTAAAAAGAGGACCGTTCCAAAGCGCCGCAAGAGTCCCGGCGTATTTTTATTACAACCCTGATATTAAAGAATATGTATTCGTCCTTTCAAGCATGGGTGGCTTCACAGCAGGAAGGCGCTTTGATATTTCAGAGGTGGAGGACAGCGAGTTGGACGAAAAAGATAAAGAGCTTCAGCTATTAAGAGCAGAAAACCAAAACCTTAAAGAAGAAAACAAAGACCTTAAAGAGCGTCTTGCAATAACCGTAAAGGAGACCCTCGACATTAAGGCCATAAGAAGACTTGCGGCGGACTTAGGCTATTACGTAGCGAAACGCCCTGTGCGAAAAGAGGCGAGCAAAGACGAATAACCCATGCCACAAATGCAGTAAAAGATATTTAGGATGCCACTCGGAGTGCCAAGAGTACCTTGAAGTAAAGAAACGATATGAGGATATACGGGAGAAACGGGCCAATGCGAACAGCCAGGTATCGTATGATATTTCATCTATGATACGGGCAAAGAAACAAGCTCATAAAAAGTAATTGAAAATAATTGTGTGATTTTGGAGGTACATTATGGGTAAATATTATAGTAGTAATCTGGTTTCTATCGACGCCGCACGTCTTAATAACGCGATCAGAAAAAGAGGAAAGACTAAGACAGAGATCGCATCAGAAATCGGTTTTTCGAGAGCAAGCATTAGCAACGCCATTACTCGCGGTAAGATAAATAAACTCAATCTCAAGGCCCTTAGCGAATACCTTGGCAAGGATCCGGAGTATTTTATTCTTAGGCCCGAAGAGGAGTCTCCAAAGGAAGAGCCTAAACAGGAACCGAAAAGTGAAGACATCGCTCTTTTGTATAAGGGGATCTCAGACCTTAACCGGCACCTCTTTGATATTTCGACGCAGTTAAAAGAACTCAACGGCAAGGCGGAAGCGTGCCGTGTTGGGCTTGTCAACGAGTCCGTGCATCTGTACGACATTAAGCAGCTTCTTATAAGCCTTAATAAGGAGCTCATGGGGGAAACCAAATGAACATAAGATATGTTTTGCGAAAAGGCCTTGGCATTGCCAAACGCCATTATACGGTGCTTCTTTCTGCAGCGGCGGTAGCGGGTGTTCCCGTTACTGCCGTTTTAGCAGTAAAAGGCCATGAAAGATACCAAAAGACAAAAGATAAGAAAGAATATGCCCCTGCGGTCCTAACGGGCCTTGCAAGCATGGGGTTTATTATATTCTGTGAAAAGACCCATATAGAAAGGGAAAATGCGTTTATTTTAGCGCATAACCTTCTTTCAGAGAACTTCACAGACTATAAAGCATCCGCTTTAAAGATATTTGGCCCGGCAGCAGGCGCTAAGATCTTAGCAGATGCTTCAGAAAACGCGGATGAATACGCGGGTCATACTAAAACTACTAGCGATGACGAGACGCTTCACTGGTTTTATGATGCGTATTTAGATATTTGGTTTAAGGACAGCTGGTATAACGTGTTTCTCGCCAATCTCGCCCTTCAGGAGCAGTACACGTCTGAAGGCATTGGAGAGGTCGCATATTACTACCAGGCCCTCGACCTTCCGTATCACGGGCCTGTAAGCCTTGCGTTTGACATGGAACGGCTTCAGGTAGACTACGAATGCATGGTTGGCGTTCCGTTCGATTATCCGGAAATAAAAAAGCCGGATGGAGAGATAGGATACGCTATAGAATGGCCCATTCAGCCAGAAATCGTCGAATGGCTGGAGTAAAATGGCAAAATTCGTAAAAATTACAGCCTCTTTAATGACAAGTATAGTAATTTAATATATGTTTTATGGAGGTAATAAAATGTCCAAGAAGAACAAGAAGAATAAGGAAAACGCCATCGAAGCAAATTTCGAGGTCAAGGAGGAAAAGAAGGAAATGAAGGAGAGAAAGAAGATGAGCCTTCCGATGAGAATTATTATCGGGCTTGTAGCCATAATAATTGGTCTTATCGGATGGGTAATCAAACTGATCACCGGAAAGTCTGATGAGAAACCTGATCTCGGCGACAGCATTTCGAGCGCAGCCGAGACTCTTTCTGAAGGCATAACCACTGAAACAGAGTAAACTATAGCAAGTCAACCTAGATTAGAGGTCTTTACAAGGCCTCTTTTCTTTTTTGATATTTTTAGGAGGAAACCAATGAACATTAACGTGAAAGAATTCGTAAAGCCAGCACTAGTATTTGTAAAAAAGAACGCGCCGCAGATCTTATCTGGCCTTTCAGTTGCAACGGGAGGTCTTGCAGTGATCTCCGCTGCAAAAAACCGTGACAGGCACGTAGAGCTTAGAAATGAAAAGCTTACGGAAGAACACGACAAGCTCACGATAGCAGAAGAGCTTGAGTGCGGGGTAAAAGCGTATTGGAGCACGGGTTTGATATTTATAGGGTCCTGCGCTCTTAGCTTTGCAGCAAATAAGTCATATATCGAAAAACTTGCAACGATGTACGCGGCTGTTAAGTTAAGTGAAAAGGAACTTAGCGGCCTTGAAACTGCAGTTGAAAAGACTTTTGGAGAGTCTGGTCTTGAAAAGGCAGAAGACACCAAAGCAAAAGATGTTGCCTTAGAGGTGTCAAGGACATTTGACGAGTCAAAAATCGTTGACACCGGCCTTGGAAGAGAGATATTCCTTGACCCTAAGACAGGAACACTCTTTTACTGCTCGTATGAAAAGGTAAAAGGGGCATTCCTTGAAATCGAAGCGGCATTAAAAGATGAAGATCAGTGCCTTAACGACTTCAGGTATAAAGTAAATCTTGATCCATGCGAATTTGGAGAAGGATACGCATTTGGCTGGAAGATGGGAACAAGCACGCAGTTTAGGATCTGCCCGACCAGAGATGAGAACAGGTTTGGCGGAAGGGTCGTAAACGTTCTTAATTATAAGGTCCATATGTCGGACTTTATTGACGCATACGACGAATTTTAGTTCGCAAAAATTACACGTATGAAAATGAGGAAGGTTTAAAGCATTCGCTTTGGCCTTCCTTTTGTTTTTGATATTTATGAGGAGGAACGAAATGGACTTCACTGAAAAGGAAAGAGACGAATTTTGCAGAGATCTTATGGATGTTGCAAACGGCGCAGTAAAGCTTGTCGCAAGGATGGGAACGGCTTATATCGCGTCCGATATCGTAAAAAAGGTAATGCCTGAATCTTGCGGAAAGTTTGGAAAATTTGCAAGATTTACTGCCGGCTTATACGTTGGTATCGCCGCAAAAGATATTGTGAGCACAGCAGTTGATAAGGAGTTTGACGACATTCGTGAATGCTATGAGATGATCGACGGCCTTATCAAGAAGCATAAGGAAGAAAAAACTCTTAAGAAAGAGGATAATGCGATGGAGGCCGAGCCTAAGGAGGACAGCGCAGAGCCTAAGGAGGAAGAGTAATGGCGGAAGAAGAAAATAAACAGGCCGTGAGCGGCGTATCGCAAGGCTCTGTAAAGCCCAAAAGAAAGGGGCTTATCTCAAAGCTTTCAAGGGCAATATTCTATACGCCCAAAGAAGAGGTTGAAGATTATCTGATAGACCAGGTTATCGTTCCAACCATCATGAACTCTATCGCGGACATATTAGGAGACGCCATTGACTACGTCTTTAGAGGGCGTCCAGGAGGCCGTAGCAACCGTTCTAAGAACACATACGGTCCAAGCGTACAGAAGGACTATGGGGCCTATTCAAAGGCTCCTGAGGCCATTAGAAGGGCTCCTGGAGGCATGCGAGGGACGGATGAGGTGACTTTCAAATCCAGAGCAGAAGCAATGGATGTTTTGGAAGAACTTGTCAATGCGGTTGACCGGTTTGAAAGAGCGTCAGTGTACAACTTCTTTGAAGCAGCAAAGCTACCTGCTCCTAATGGATATATGGACCAGAACTTCGGATGGTACGATCTATCAACTGCTCACGTAGAAAACTACAAGGGCGACTGGTACATAGTAATGCCGAAGATATCCGAATTTCCGAGGGAGTAAAATAAGGAGGAAATCATGGACGATTATAATGAAAAGACAACTCCAAGAAAAAAGCATTGGTACATCCGTGTACCGTTTACAAATAAGCGTTTGATATTTGAGGGGCTGTCCTATGTTGGATGGTACGTATTCAAATAGTAAAAAGCGTATCGCTACAATGAGACGAGAGATCGCAGCAGCATATCCTGGGCGTGACTGGCAAGTAAAATGCATGTACATATTTAGCCCATCGCAAGTTGCTGCGATCCATAAGTCTTTAATAAGTAGAGACGCACTAAATAAAAAGAAACCCAAAAAAGACGGCGTTCAGATCTCGATGTGGGATCTGGGCGTCTTTGATATTTCAAAAGAAAGGAAAGAAAATGAGTATTAAAGAAACAGCGGTAAAACTTACTGCAAAAGCAGGAACAAAGCTTAAAGAGGCATCTCCTGATATATTCTTTTACGGAGGGTGCGTTCTTCTTTTAGGAGCTGCCGTGTACGCATGTCATCAGACTCTTAAGCTTGAGCAGGTAATTGATGATGCAAATGATATGCACGAGTCGATAGATCACACAGATTACCTTGATGAAAAGAACAGAAAGAAAGACCACGTAAAAGCAAATATTAAGATGGGTGTTGAGATAGCAAAGCTGTACGCTCCTGCTGTAGGCATTGCTGCCGTTGGATATTTTGCGGTAGGAAAAGCGCATTTTTCTCTTAAGAGAGATAAGAAAGAGCTTCTTGCGACCGTCTCTATGCTTGAGAACACTTACGAAAGATATAGAAGAAGAGTTGCAGATAAGATAGGAAAAGAAGCAGAAAATGATATTTACAGAGGGTATGAAACCGAGGAAAGAGAAGTTGAAGCAGAAGACGGAAAGAAAGAAAAGAAGAACTTTAAGACTCAGGCGTACGATCCTAACGACCCTACTTCTATATGTTTTAGCCAGGAAATGTGCCCGAGGGTCTTCAAAGGGGATCCGATTCTTGATCGTAATACCCTTATAAACATTGTAAGGTATGCTCAAAACCAGTATGACAGCCTTGGCTATATTCATATGAAAGATATTTGGTCAATGTTTGGCTTTGAACCAGAACCTGGTGATTGGCAGTGCAGAATAGGAGCAGAATACGGTTACGTTAAGGGGCACGGATCAGATATCATTGATATTGGCATTAATGATCTTACTGACCTTGGAATGCAGGCGTTCTTAAGAGGAGATACTGACGCTGTCTGGATTCACTTTAATGACTGCGGAAGGATCAATAAGTATCTGTAAGTTTGATATTTGAAAGGAAAGACGCTATGAATAAGTATTTAACTATAGCATTATCCTTTGCCGCTGGGACTCTTCTTGGCGGCACTGGATGCTACTATATTATGAAAGGCCGTCTCGAAAAAGAAGCGGAAGGCTTTAAAGAAGACGCAATGAAGATGGTGGATGAGGAGATCGAAAAGGCAAGGCTTCACTACGAAGAAAAGCTTGAAGAGGTCAAAAAAGAGACTGAATCCAGCACAACTGACAAAATCCTAAACACCATCAAGACCGCGTACTCTCCTTCTTCTGAAGTAAAGGATGACGCAGAGGAAAAGGAATTTGATGAAAAGATATTTCCCCATACTAAACCAAAAAAGGAGCTTACAAATTACGTGAAATATGGGTCGACTAAACACCTCATGGAGCAGTATGAGGAAGAACTGGAAGACGAGGAAGATGATACTGAAGGAATCAATGTTTACCCAAGAGAAGGCGTAGCGGAAATTCCTTATAAGATCACTGAATCTGACTTCATGCAAAGAAATGAATTTGATAAGATAGGCCTCATTTACTGGAAGGACGACGATATCCTTTCAACTGAAGATGGGGAAAACCTTGAACCAGAACTTAAAAACACGGTAGGTGAAGACTTTCTAAAATTAATTGATAATTTGGATTCGGATGAACCTACGTATATTAGAAACGAAAAAATGGGGACGGACTATGAACTGTACGTAGAAAACGGTTCATATTACGATACCTATATTAAGGAGTAAAATCCCATGTATGACATAGCAGACGAATATCTTAACTGGCTATGTCAAAAGATCTCGGAAGGACGGGATGATACATCTCCGGCAGCATATTCGAAGCTGCTTGCCCATTTATTTAACACCTCCTTTTATAGCGAAATGGGGATGGATAAAAACCGTTCTTCCGATGGTCTTTGTTTAAGAGACGAATTTTCCCGGGAAGAAGGAACAAGTGATATTTATCTTGCGATGGCAGAAGATGCTTCTGTTCTTGAGGTACTTGTTGCACTTGCAAGAAGGATAGATCATGACTTTATGTATGATATTCGTTATGGCGACAGGACCAGTTTATGGTTTTGGATCATGATAGAAAATCTGGGGCTGAATAATTATGATGATTCTCATTATAACGAGTACGACGTCGACAAAATCTTAACTTATTTTATGGATAGACGATATGGAAGGGATGGAAGAGGAAGTCTATTTCCGGTAAGAAACGACCGTATTGACGTCAGAAATTATGATATTTGGTACCAGATGAATGCGTTTTTTAGCGAAAACAGTTTTTACTGGGAATAAAAAATTTGTCAATTTTGTCCGAAGGAATTGACAAATTTGTCACTTTTTTGTCAGTTTTGTCAAACCCGAAACCCGTTGAAATTTCAACGTTTTCTCGACTTTTTTGTCAATTTGTCAATTTTTTTTCTAATTAATTGAAAAATTGAAAAATATATATATTTTATATAAAGTCGAAAAAATTTTTGACAAATTGACAAATGAAAAATAGCCAGATCAGAGGAGGAAAGACTATGCTTGATTTTTTACGAATCGGGCAAAGGACAAATAAAAAAGTTGTAGAGGTTTATCCGAAATTCATTATCGTTAAAAGCAAAGATCTTATGACCAGAGGGTCTGACTTTTATGCCATATGGGATGAGAGTGTGAAACTTTGGTCTACAGATGAGTACAGGGCTGCTGAGATCATCGATAACGAACTTGACAAGTATGTCAAAGAAAGAAAAGATGATTTCGAAGGCCAGCCAGTTAGAGTAATGCATATGTGGGATGCGGATAGCGGCTCTATAGACAGATGGCATAAGTTTGTTAAGAACCAAATGCCGGACTTTTATAAGCCGCTTGACGAGCGTTTGATATTTTCAAATGATGAGACCACAAGAGAAAGCTATGCGTCAAGAAGACTCAGGTATCCTTTAAAGGCGGGTCCAACTCCTGCATACGACCTTCTAATGGACACATTATATGCTCCAGATGAAAGGAGAAAAATAGAGTGGGCTATTGGAAGCATCGTTGCTGGAGATTCTAAAGAGATCCAAAAGTTTTTGGTGCTTTATGGTTCTGCTGGAACAGGAAAGTCTACAGTTTTAAATATTATTCAGGACCTTTTTGAAGGATATTACTGTGCTTTTGATGCAAAGGCTTTGGGAAGTAAATCTGATGCGTTTGCGCTTGAGCCTTTTATGGATAATCCTTTGGTTGGTATCCAGCACGATGGAGACCTAAGCAGGATAGAAGATAACACAAGGCTCAACTCGCTTGTTTCTCATGAGGCAATGACTATAAATGCTAAGTTTAAGTCATTATATTCTATGAGGATCAATGCGTTTCTTTTCATGGGGACAAATAAGCCGGTTAAGATAACAGACGCAAAGTCTGGCATTCTAAGAAGGCTCATTGATGTATCCCCAACGGGCAACAAACTTTCACCATCAGTTTACAAACAGACGATGGGCCAAATCAAATTCGAGCTTGGGGCGATCGCAAAGAAGTGCCTTGATGTTTACAAAGAAGATCCTGGCTACTATGACGATTACGTTCCGGTCAATATGATGGGCGCATCAAACGACTTTTACAACTTTGTCCTTGACAGCTTTGATGTTTTCACAGAAGCAAATCAGGTAACCTTAAAGCAGGCATGGGAAATGTATAAGACTTATGTCGATGACGCGAAAGTCCCGTACCCGCTTACAATGCGTTCTTTTAAAGAAGAGCTTAAGAATTATTTTGAAAACTTTGAAGAAAGGGCGTTCATTGATGACGCTTCTTATAGGAATCTGTATTCGGGGTTTAAGAAGACTATATTTTTATACCAGCCAAGCGAAGCGCCTACGAAAAAGATCGCAGGACTTAAGTTTGAAGAGCAGGATAGCCTCTTGGATGATATGCTTTCAGGCTGCAAAGCGCAGTATGGTTCTGATGACGAGACCCCGCAATTTAAATGGGATAATGTAAATACTGTTTTAGCAGATCTCGATACGCATAAACTTCATTATGTACGGGTTCCTAAAAACCATATTGTGATTGACTTTGATATTAAGGATAAAGACGGCAAAAAGTCCTTTAAAAAGAATGTGGAGGCTGCAAACAAGTGGCCAAGGACTTATGCCGAGCTTTCTAAGTCCGGAGAAGGGATACATCTGCATTATATTTATGACGGAGATGTGTCTCAGCTTGCAAGACTTTATGATGATGACATTGAAATTAAGGTTTTCACCGGAAAAAGCTCTCTTAGAAGAAAGCTTACAAAATGCAATAACATACCGGTCGCAACGATCAACTCGGGGCTTCCGATAAAGGGGGAAACTAAAATGGTAAATTTCGAAAGTCTTGCAAACGAGAAAGCTTTAAGGACGGTTATTGCTAAGAACTTAAGAAAAGAGTATCACGGAGCGACAAAGCCTTCGATAGACTTTATATTTGACGCTCTTGAAAGGGCATATGCTCAGGGGATGAAGTACGATGTGACCGACATGAGGCCAAGCATCATGGCTTTTGCGACCGGCTCAACTCATCAAGCAGAATACTGTATGAAAAAGGTGATGCAGATGAAGTTCAAGTCGGATGAACCTTCTGAAGCGGTAGAAGCAACAGGCGATAAATTGATATTTTATGACGTTGAGATCTATCCTAACCTATTTCTTCTCGTATGGAAGATGGAAGGAAAGGATCCTGTCGTAATGTATAATCCCTCTGCTAATGATATTGAGCAGCTCATCAAGTATAAACTGGTTGGGTTTAACTGCAGAAGGTATGATAACCATATTCTTTATGCAAGGATGATAGGCCATAATAATGCGCAGCTTTATGAGGATTCGCAAAGGATAATAGGAAAGAGCAGAAATGCGTTCTTTGGCGAAGCTTATAATCTTAGCTATACAGATGTTTATGATTTTTGCTCTAAAAAGCAGTCTCTTAAGAAATGGGAGATAGAACTTGGAATCCACCACCAGGAAATGGGGCTTCCTTGGGATAAACCGGTTCCTGAAGAGCTATGGCCTAAGGTGGCAGAATACTGTATTAATGACGTTGTGGCAACCGAAGCCGTATTTAACGCAAGAAAGGAAGACTTTATAGCAAGAGAAATGCTGGCAAAGCTTTCCGGCCTTACGGTGAACGACACGACTAACAGCCACACAATGCAGATTATATTTGGTTCCGATAAGAATCCCCAGTCTAAGTTTGTTTATACGGATCTATCAACCATTTTCCCAGGTTATACGTTTGATAAATTCAAGAAGAAAAGTATGTATAGGGATGAAGATCCCGGGGAGGGCGGTTATGTTTATTCTGAGCCTGGCATGTATACTGATGTTGTGGTACTTGATATCGCTTCCATGCATCCTCATTCTATTAAAGCTCTTAATCTCTTTGGCCCTTATACGGATCATTTTTATGATCTGGTAAGAGCAAGGATATTTATTAAGCACGGTGATTATGAGTCTGCCGGAAAGATGTTTGGCGGAAAGCTTGCCCCATATTTAAAGTCTAAAGATGAGGCCGAGGCTCTTTCTTATGCTCTTAAGATAGCAATAAACTCGGTTTACGGGCTTACTTCAGCGTCGTTTGATAATAGGTGCAAAGACCCAAGAAATATCGATAACATTGTGGCAAAACGTGGAGCACTATTCATGATAAATCTTAAGCATGAGGTTCAGGATAGAGGCTTTACTGTTGCTCACATTAAGACAGACTCTATTAAAATTCCAAATGCCACAAGAGAGATAATCGATTTTGTTACCGAGTACGGGAAGCAGTATGGATATTCGTTCGAGCATGAGGCAACATACGACAGAATGTGCCTTGTAAATGACGCTGTGTATATTGCAAAGTATGCGTCAATCGATAAGTGCTATGCGCTTTATGGCAAGGACTACGTCGATAGCGTGTTTGATATTTGCAAAGATAATAAGAAGCATGGCGGCCAGTGGACTGCAACCGGAACACAGTTTCAGGTTCCTTATGTGTTTAAGACACTGTTTAGTAAAGAGCCAATTGAGCTATCTGATGTGTGCGAAACCAAGACGGTTGAAACCGCATTATATTTAGACATGAATGAAAACCTTCCTGAAGGAGAACACGACTACCAGTTTGTTGGAAAAGCAGGGCAGTTCTGCCCGATAAAACCTGGATGTGGTGGTGGAGTTCTTCTTCGCGAAAAAGACGGAAAATACAATGCAGCAACAGGCACTAAGGGTTTTAGATGGCTTGAATCTGAGGTTGTAATGGCTCTTGATAAAGACCAAGACGTGGACCTTAGATATTATGAAAAACTATGTGAAGAAGCCATTGCTTCGATTTCCGAGTACGGGGATTATGAATGGTTTGTTAGTTGATATTTGAAAGGAGAATCACTATGACGCCAGTTAATTTAGCTACGGCCCCTGAGGCCACAACAAGTTACAGGGAGTACACTCTTGCAAAAGCTCGTGAGCATGTTGTAAGCGAACGGCAAGACGAGTATGGAGCGCCCGAAGACAACTTTAAAGTAATAGCAGAGCTTTGGGATAGATATTTATCCGGCCTTCATCATAAGATCGAGGCAACAGACGTTGCAAATATGATGATACTGCTTAAAGTGGCAAGAGGGATGAATAATCCCTCACACCAGGATAACTGGGAAGATATTGCAGGATATGCCGCTTGCGGCTCTGAATGCGCCCATAAGTAAATCGAAATAATTACAGCCTCCATAATAGGAGGTGTAGTTATGAAACCAACACGAAGAACTTTAAAATACCATCGGTATATTAATTCTAAAAGAATCATAAGAATTAAGAAAGCAAAGCCGCTTTTCACAAAGAAAGACGGTAAGAAGCTTATTAAAGATTCTGTTATGAAGACTGTACCAATGTTATTTGCGGCGGTAATCGTCGGAGGAAGTAAAAAACTATTAAAACTCAGTTAGTTAATAAAAGGGCTTTTACAAAGGCCCTTTTAATTTTTTGATATTTTGTAGAAAGGAATTGAACAAAATGGCAAACAGAAAAATTTTGCATCTCGAAGACGCACAGCTGATCATGAATTTTAGAAACTTCAGAGGCCTCGCAAGAGGAAGAATACCTGCAGGAACCAGGAATTTTTGCGTTTATATTCCGGATGAGCTTGTTGATGAATTAAGAGCAGACGACTGGACATTAATCGAAGATACTTATAACGCAAGAGAAGGGGAACCTCCCAAGTATTATATTCGTGTCAGAGCAAGATTCGACAAATATCCTCCCAGAGTGAGACTTCAGTCGAACAACACGATGGTCGATTTAACCGAAGAAACCATTGGAAGGCTCGACACTGATGATATCGAGTATGTCGAGATGGATATAAACGGGTCCCTTAAGAAAGACAGCAACGGAAACTATACTCCCGGAAACGGAAGGACCGCATATCTTTCTCAGATGTTTGTAAGGGTCAAGCCCGACTGGTTTGAGGAAAAGTATGGTATTAATTCTGAAGCAATGCCTTCGGATGAGGATACTCCGTTCTAAAGCTATGGGTAGGATTTATGTTTGCGACCCGGCAAAGAATGCGGAATGTTCAAAGATCGCATGCCATGAAGATTGCTTCTTAACAACTAAAGAGGAGTATTCGGTCTTTGACGACGTATATTTTGAAGAAACAAATGAAGAAGACATAGACTTCGCCAATGCTGATAAGTTGGTGGAGTATGCTAAAGGCTTTTGGAGGGCAATCGAATGGCAAAACTCGATAACTACCAACTCGAAGCCCTTAACAAACTGAAGAACGGATCTATATTATGTGGCGTTGTCGGCTCTGGTAAATCTAGGGTCGGCATCGCCTATTATATTAAGACTTGTAAAGATAAAAAACTTTACATAATAACGACTGCCAAAAAGAGAGATACCAAAGAATGGGAAGACGAACTATCGTTCTTTGATATTTCTCAGGAGGTGGTCGTTGATTCTTGGAACAATATTGGAAAATACATCGATGTAAAAAATTCGTTCTTTTTATTTGACGAGCAAAGAGTTGTTGGAAAAGGAACTTGGGTAAAGTCGTTCTTAAAGATAGTCAAAGAAAACCAATGGATCCTTTTAAGCGGCACACCTGGAGACAAATGGGATGATTATATTCCGGTCTTTATAGCAAACGGCTTTTACAAAAATAGAAGTGAGTTCTTAAGAAGGCATGCGGTCTATTATTACGGAACCACATACCCACGGTTTGATGTAAAGATGGAGGTCGGGCGGCTCATAAAACTGAGAAAGGAAATACTAGTTACAATGGACTACACCCCTCCAACTCAGCAGCACCATATTGATATTTTATGCGAATACGATGGCGTCTTGTACAAATCGGTATGGTCACAAAGATGGGATCCTTATAAAGGACAACCGGTTGAGAATCCATCGGAGCTATTCTATTTAATTAGAAAAGTTGTGAACTCTGATGAAAGCAGAGGGCGAGAGGTTATTGATATTTTCAAAGAGAAAAGAAAAGTAATAGTATTTTACAACTTTGATTACGAGCTTGAGATATTAAGAAACCTTGACTATGGGAACGACATCACAGTCTCAGAATGGAATGGCCATAAGCACGACCCGGTTCCAGATACTGAGCGGTGGGTATATCTTGTGCAATACACAGCTGGGTCTGAAGGATGGAACTGCACCAAGACAGATACAATTATATTTTATTCTCAAAGCTATTCGTACAAAGCCACTGTTCAGGCAGCCGGCAGAATAGATAGGCGGAATACCAAGTTTACTGATCTTTATTACTATCACTTAAAATCGAGAGCCTCTATTGATATTGCAATAGCAAGAGCTCTTAAGTCAAAACGGAACTTTAATGAAAAAGGTTTTTCCTTTTAATTTTTGTTCGTAAAAAATACATTGCTTATAATGAGGAGAGGAGCACAAGTTCTAAGGTTTTTAGCTCAGTGGTAGAGCGGTAGCTTATTGCTACAGGTCACAGGTTCGAATCCTGTAAAGCTTGAAAACTGTGCTTTTTCTTTTTGACTTTTTTGGAAAGGAGGACGCAATGAGGCTAGAACGTGATTTTCAAGCATCTTTAATAAAAGAGCTTAAAGAAAGATTCGAGGGCTGCTTTGTTCTTAAAACAGATCCTACCTATATTCAAGGTTTGCCCGATCTTCTTGTTCTGTATAAGAACAAATGGGCTGCTTTAGAATGCAAAAGAAACAATACATCCTCCAAAAGACCAAACCAAGAATATTACGTTGACAAGATGAACAATCTTTCGTTTGCGTCTTTTATATTTCCAGAAAATAAGGAGGAGGTATTAAATGATTTGGAACGATCATTCAAAGCTTAGGGGGAAGCACTCATTATTAAGCCCATCGGGGCCGTCATGGTTAAATTACCCTTTGGATGACCCCGACCAATTGTTTGCAAGATATGTATCTCAGTACGCAACAGAAATAGGGACTCTGTCCCATTCGTTTGCAGAGGATAGAATTCGGTATCGTCTTAAGCTTAACAAGGCAGAAAAGAATTCTTATCTTGTATATCTTCTTAAAAACGGGATTCCAAGAAGCGTAATAGACATCGATTATATTTATCCTACGGTAATGATGTATGTTAATGACTGCATCGGATTTAGGATGGAGCCGGAGGTAATAGTCTATTATTCAGATAATTGCTATGGCACTGTAGATGCTATATCTGTTGGAAAAGACTTTTTAAGAATTAATGATTTAAAAACAGGAAAGACTCCTGCAAAGATCGAGCAGCTTAAAACATATGCTGCTCTTTTTTGTTGGGAATACAAGGTTAAGCCTTCAAAGCTAAATATCGACCTTAACCTCTATCAAGGCGGAGAAATCCTTAATTATATTCCAGAGCCTGAAGAGATCGAGGCCATTCAGCATCAAATTATTTCTTTGGATAAATTTGTTAATCAGTGGATTATGGAGGATACACCGAGATGATTAAATATGACGATGAATTATACCACATTGGTGTATCAAAACTTGATGGCGCTCCTGGACGAGGATCCGGACGATATGAACTTGGTTCGGGGGAAAACCCTAATCAGCATTTAGACGGTTTTTTAAGAACTGTTAGAGAGTATCAGAAGCAGGGTTATAATTATACCGACATTGGCAAGTTCATGGGCATGTCTTCTAAAGAAGTTCGTGAACGAGTGATGATTGAAAACGAGAGAGATAAGGCCGCTAAAAGATCTACGGCAATTGACCTCAAGAGTAAGAATTGGTCTAATACTGCAATCGCCGAATATTTAGGAGTTACAGAAGGCACTGTTAGAAACTATTTGAAAGTTCAAGAAGATTCGCAGAAAAAAGTTGTCGACAACACCGCGGAAGTCTTAAAGGCCGCTACAGATAAGAACAGATTTATTGATGTTGGCCTTGGTGCGAATCTTATGATAGGCGAAGGAGTTACAAAGACCAGATTCGATACTGCGCTAAGAAAGCTTCAGGATGAAGGATATAAACTTTATGATTTTCAAGTAGAACAGCTTGGAACTGGTCATATGACTACCATGAAAGTTTTAGGCCTTCCCGATACAACTAAAGCTGAGTGTCTTGAACAAAGAGATAAAATAGGGTTTATAACTGATTTTATGCTTCAGGATGGCGGAAGAACAATCAGAGGAATTGAGCCCCCAGTTTCTGTTGATTCCAAAAGAATAATGATCCGCTATGCGGATGACAAAAATGGTAGCGGAAAAGATAAAGATGGCGTTATAGAAATTAGAAGGGGCGTTGAAGATTTGTCTCTTGGAGCTGCTAAATATGCTCAGGCAAGAATAGCGGTTGACGGAACCCACTACCTTAAAGGTATGGCCATATATTCGGACAATATTCCGGACGGATATGACATAGTTTTCAACACTAATAAGACTTCTGATGTTCCTAAAATAGCGCCCGTTGGCTCAAAAGCAGTTCTTAAAGAGCTTAAGACAACTAAAAACGGCGAAGTAGATTGGACAAATCCTTTTGGAACAACTTTAAGGATGATGGACGGTCAAATAGTAGGACAGAGCCATTACACGGATAAAGACGGGAACGAGAAACTTGGCGCTATAAACATTGTTCGTCAAGAAGGAGATTGGAAAACATGGTCCAAAACTCTTTCTTCTCAATTTTTAGCGAAGCAGCCGTTGACACTAATAAAGCAACAGCTCAGAATCAGCTATGACGATAAGGAAAAAGAGTTTGAAGAATATAAATCTTTGACGAATCCAGAGATAAAGCAAAATTTACTGCTCTCATTTGCTGACGATTGTGACGCCTCCGCTGCTCATCTTAAAGCCGCCGCACTTCCAAGACAGTCTTCAAAAGTTATATTACCATTAATCGATATTAAGGATAACGAAGTTTATGCTCCCACTTATGAAGATGGGGAGCAAGTTATATTAATAAGGTATCCTCATGGCGGAACCTTTGAAATACCACTTCTAACGGTAAATAATAAAAATAAAGAGGGCTCGTCTGTTATTGGAGGAGACGCCAAAGACGCAATAGGCATTTCTTCTAAAGTTGCAGAACAGCTTTCAGGGGCTGATTTTGATGGAGATACAGTAACCGTCATACCAATAAAAGGCCAGACTATACAGGCTGATAAGCCGCTCCCTCAATTGGTTGGATTTGAGCCTAAAGTCATTTACGCTGTTGACAAAAATGAGCGAAAAATAAAAATCGACACCCAAAAGGAAATGGGCATGATAAGTAATTTAATTACTGATATGACCATAAAGGGAGCAGAACCATATGAATTAGCGAGAGCTGTTAAGCATTCAATGGTTGTTGTAGATGCTGAAAAGCATAATTTGGACTATCAGCAATCGTTTATAGACAATAACATAGCTCAGCTTAAAGAGACTTATCAAGGAGGTGCCAAAAAAGGGGCCTCCACTTTAATTTCGCTTTCAAATGCAGATGTCAGAACTGATGAGTTTAAAGAAAAGACCAGCACAAAGCAAAGAACTAAGGAAGAGCAACTATGGTTTGACTCTGTAAAAGACCATTATAAGGATCTTAACAAAGAGGACCTGTCTAGATTCTATAAAGTAAGGAATAAATTAGACGCTGATGAGTATAAACGTTATATGAACGGCGAAAAAATTTATTACAAGACTGAAGGAACCCATGTTTCTAATTTCAGAAATAGGAAAGAACAGGTATGGCTTGACCAGCATCCCGATTACTCATCTTTAGACAACGCTAAAGACCGTGAAAAGTATTTAAGGTATGAGAAGAAGATGACTCGTGCGGAGTATGATGACTATATGAATGGCGAGAGAATCTTCACGACACTTGCAAATGGTAAAACATTTGAAAAAGTGCCTTCTAATTCCGAGAATCTAACTACCACGAAGAGAATGAAACTTGTAAGGGATGCGTATGAGCTCTCTTCAGGCACTCTTCAGGAAAATGAATACGCTGCGTATGCTAATAAGCTTAAAGCGCTTGCAAATGAGGCGAGAAAAGAAGCTCGGTCTATAGAGCCTACAAAAGTCAATAAAGAAGCTAAAATCGCTTATGCGAAAGAAGTAGCGTCTTTAAATGACAAAATCAAGAAAGCCGAATTAAATGCTCCTCTTGAAAGAAAAGCTCAATTAATAGCTAATGTCAACTATAGAAATTTAATTAAGGATAACCCTGCAATTTCTAGTGATGAAGAAGGTAAATTAAAGACCCAAACTCTTGCAGCAGCTCGTTTTAGAACAGGTGCTAATAAGAAACAAAATTCTATAGATTTAACTGCTGAAGAATGGGCCGCCATACAGGCAGGAGCTCTTAGTTCTTCAAGAATTAAGGACGTTATTAAAAACACTAATAAGGATAAGCTCCTCTCTATGGCCCTTCCTAGACAGAAGTCTATTATAGGCTCTGCAGAGCTGGCCTCTATTAAGTCTATGGTTGCTAATGGCTATACAATTCAAGAGATTTCAGAGTCTACTGGCTTTAGTACATCGACAATTTCTGACGTGATAAGAAAGGAGGATTAGCATGAGAAAGGTTTATCTGACAACAGAAGACAATCCATATGATCCTGCTTCGCAATTCGATCAATGGTATGCTTATGACCTTGAAAAAGGTTACGACACATGCGGTTATCTCGATAGAATTGCCAAAACTTCAGATGCAAACTCTGATTTAGACAACGAAATTTCTATAGAGAACGCGATCGACGAAATTCTAGAGTTCAATTTACTCGGAAATTACAAAAAAATAGTTGTTGAGACCGAATAATTCACAATTTCTCACGCTTTTTGCTCGCTTTTTTGATCCTCGAAGGCGGACGCAAGAAACGTGGGTGCACCCGGGTGCCCTTGGGCATAGGGGGAGGGGGTCGAATTTTACCCGCCCCTCCCCCATAT